ACCGCGTCCGAAAAGCGCAACCTGAATCCGAATCCGAATCCGAGTCCGACTGTCCGTGCCCGAACCCGACTTCGAATCCCGAACCCGACTTCGCGCCAACCGGCCGCGGTGGACCCTCTCCTTGCCGAAAGGCGAGGCGTTTGAGTATCAGCGTTCACGACATGGGGAGGCCCCGGCCTGAACAACTGGGGCCTCCTTTTCAGATGACCACCACCGCACAACGCAGAGCACGTCAGCGTGCCGCCTATCGCCGGTTCTACTGGGCGAACCGGGCAGCGGAGTGCCTGCGCAACCGCCTTTACCGTTAGACGCACCGCGAGGCGGAGGCCATCAGGCATCGGCGCTACCGGGCCGGCGTGTGGCAGTTTCCGGTGAGTTAGTACGATTTTTGGAGGTATAATTTGACGTGCATGCGCCCGGCGACGAGATGGGCGACGTTCTTTCGATCCTCTGGGCGAGCAGCAGGAAAACAATTTCCACAGGCGGTCACTCATCTGTGGACCTTCATAGTCCGGCCTACTTGCTCGCACCAGGTAGGCCGGTTCTGTTTCCGGACCCAAACAGACGCAGGGTTCCGGCTTGTGTATCGCAGCACCGGAGCGAAGCACGGCCGCGAGCCGCAAAAGTCCAAGGCTAGTTGCTCAAGAATCGTGAGGGCGTGGTGAGGACCCCCACCTCACGTGGGGCGGTCAGTGGATGGAAACTCCACCGTAAGGGCGCAAGGAGCAGCGAACGAAGGCCGTCTAAACGACGTGAATCTGCGAAGGGCTACAACAACCAACTGGAGGTTTCCGGCGGGGGGTCCTCGCTGTTGCTCTCCGAAGGGCGCAAGCCCGGCTACGTGCCTCCGCCGGCGTCCAGGGCGAAGCCCGAAGGGCAAGCCCGGTCGCTCGGGTGGACCGAAGGTCCTCTGTCCAGCGGTTGATCAGTCGACCTGCCTCTGTCTCGGTTCCGAGGTAGGTAGCTTCCGAGGAAACAGCCCGGCGTCAGGCTCGGTGCTCTTGACGGCCGCGGCGAACTGCTCGGGCGATAGGGCCAGCAATCCGTCCAGCTCTTCCTTCGTGGCGCGAGGGTCGAACACGGGATTCGAGTGCTGCGCGGCGAACCGTGCGGCCTGTTGGTCGAACGTCAGACTGGTGCCCATGCTCTTCACGTCTGGGAGAGTAGCAGGCCTGCCGCCGATGGCACAATTCGAAATAATTAGGTATTCTTTGACGGCCGCGAGGGTACTGCCATTCCGACAAGCATGAACTCGCTTCCGATCGAAACCACAGGTGCCCGGAAATTTTCGAAGGCCCGCGAGCTCGCAAAGCAACTCGGCCTCCATCCCAGGACGATCCGCGGCTGGGCACGTGCCGGCAAGGTTCACCAATACCCGATCAACCCGCGGCTCACGCTTTACGATCAAGGGGAGGTCTTCGCCTTCGTGGAGTCCGCCGGCCGGCTGGCCATCGCGGGCTGATCTAACCGCAACAATCGACTCCCTCCTCCGATGAGTGACAACAGCAGCGTGGTCCAAATCCTTTTCTCCGTGCTCGGCGCCGAGGCCGTGACTGGAGCGATGGGGAATATCCAGGCGGGATCCGCCAACCTGGCGAGCGAGCTGCTGAAGCTGGGCGGAGTGGCGCTGACGCTCAACAGCGCGTTCGATGGACTGAAGGGCGCGATGGATTTCGGCAGTCAGATGGAGATACTGGCCGCACGTACCGGGCAAACTGTCCGCGACATGGTTGTGCTGGGCCGAGCCTTCGAGATGGCAGGCATGGGCGCGGACAACATGGGGCTGATGATCAACCGGCTCCAGAAGGCTATCTCTGGGGTGAATGAGATGGGCAAGCCGACCAAGAGCGCGTTTGCCGCGCTTGGATTGGACGCGGGCGATCTCCAGGGCAAGAGCTTCGAGGATCAGCTCACAAAGCTGGCAGAGGGCTTTGCTCGCATCCCTGATGCCGCGCAACGGTCCGCGGTGGCCATGGATCTCTTTGGTCGCTCCGGAGGCCAGATGCTCATGCTGTTGACCAAGGAGGGCCTGCTGAAGAACGCGGCGGACGACACTGGACGTTTTGCTTCACGGATGCAGGACCTGGCGCCGAAGTTCCACGATGCTGATAACGCGCTCAGCCTGATGGGCAGCCGCATGAAGGAGATGTGGTCGGTGGCAGTCGAGCAGTGGCTCCCGGTGCTCACCAAGATCGGCGAGGTGATCAAGGGGCTTAATCTCGCGCCCCTCGGCGCTGCGTTGAGCACAGGCGGCGCTGTAGTTCTGGCGACCGGCGTCGCCAGCGCCCTGGCCACGAAGCTGGATAGCACGCTCTACCAGTGGGCGGTCACCGCTACCAAGCAGGGTGAGACCTTCGCTGGTACATTCTTGCTTCCGTTCAGCAGTGGGTTGGCGAACCTTTTCCAGACCGCTCTTCCGCCTATCATCATCGCGGCGGTTGCCGGCGCCATCATCATTGCCATTGCCCAGGGAGTGGTTGAGTCGATCAACAAGATCGACGCCATGCGCCAGCAGAACGCGAAAGCCGTCTCCGGGGTGCGGACCGGCCTGCTGGGAGCGGAGGACGAATCCCAGTACGACGCCGCCCGCCGCGCCGGCCTGGCACAACGCGACAAGCTGCAGGCCGAGTTGGAGTCGACCCAGAAGAACGCGCCGCTCGCCGCGAAGACTCCGGCGTGGCTGCGCTGGGGGATGCCTGAGCCCGCTGAGCTGACCGAGTACAACGCGAAGGTCGATTCACTGAAGCAGTCCATCGCTCAGATCAACCAGGCGGTGCAGCTCGACCCAAACAAGAATTTCCTCGACGCCACCAAGGCGCGAGACGCCGCCGCGGCTTTCGCCAAGACCGGGGATAACATCGAAGAGATCCGCAAGAAGCTGGCGGAGTCCCAGCTCTCAGCAATGTCAGGCACCGGCAAGCGGAACGCGCTTCAGCAGCGGATGGACGCCATCACCGGGCACGATTCATCGCGGGACCCGGAAGCCACGCGGGATCTCGCGCAGATTGAGCTTCTTCGGCTTCAGAAAGAGTACGAGGCGAACGAGCATCAGATCACTTCCTCAATCAAGGAGTCGGCGGAGGCCACCTACCAGCTCGTCTCGTTGCAGGCTCGGTCGAACATCCTGTCCGCACACACCGCCGGCAACGCGGCGCTGGAGCAGCAGCGCAAGGTCGACCTGATCCGGATCGAAGCCGAGCACAAGAACCTCACCGCGGATCAAACGGCGGTCGAGATCGCTGCCTCCAATGCGGAATTCCAAGCCAATCAGCAGTCTCGGGCATTGCAGAAAGAGCGGGAGGCGATGCAGACGAACTTGAACGCGCTGAAGGAACGGGAGGGCGCGATCCAACGCGACTACACGAAGACGGACGCGGAAAAGTGGCCGTTGCTCCGCAAGAACCTCGACGATCAGATCGCGGCCTACGACAAATACATCGCGAGGCTGAAGACCGCGCTGGCGCTCGAGGATCCAAAGTCAGCGCACGCCGATGCTTTGACCAAGGAGATTGGCACGGCCGACCGCGGAGAAATTGGCGTCAAGAATGCCAAGGCAGCGCAGGGGCCGGACCCGCAGTCCTTCTCAGCGAATTGGACGAAGGCCCTGACAGGGCTCCGCCAGCAGTGGCAGATGACGAGTGCGTCGATCGCGCAGACCGCGAGCAGCCTGATAGGTGGCGCGGTGAACACCATCAGCCAAGGGCTGACGAACGTGATCATGCACGCGAAGACGCTGGGCGAAGCCTTCCGGGACATCGGCAGCACCATTCTGACGTCAGTGGTTCAGGCGATTGTACAGATGGGTGTGCAATTCGTCGCCACCCGGCTGATGATGGCGGTCTTCGGTAAGGCGATGGCTGTCGCGGAACTGGCGACCGCGCTCCCGGTGGCACTCGCCACCTCGACCATGTGGGCCGGGCCTGCGGCTTTGGCGGTCATGGCGACCATGGGCGGAGCGGCGGCAGCAGCTCCAGGTGAGATTATGGCGTCGATGATGGCGACCCGCGGCCTGGCACTGGCCGAGTCCGGCGGCTACTTCCCTGGGCAAGACGGGCGCGTGGCCGGCATCTTTCATGGCAACGAGTTTGTGTTCTCGGCGCCGGCGGTCCGTGCAATCGGTCCGCAGAATCTCGCGGCCATGCACTCAGCGGCGACCAGCCCAAGCGCAGCGAAAGCCGCTGGCGGTGCGGCCGGACGAACCGGCAACAGACCCGTGAAGGTCATCAACGTGCTGAACATGCGCGATGCGATGAAGGAGGCGCAGCGCGATCCCGGCCACGAGGTCTATTACGTGGATTTGATGAAGCGGCGGCGCGGTGAAATCCTAGAATCCTGAGCCATGGCCACGCATCTCTATTTCGCGCGGATCTTGGTCACACCCGATAAGGGGCACCCGCTCTTCTGGGAGGTCGGTTCGAGTTTTCTTGAGCTGTATTTTTACGCCGACTCCGAGGCCGATGCTATCGCACGAGCGAAGGCGTTTCCCGCAGTCTCACGGTGGGAGTTCGGGAAGATCGCGAAATTGGGGGAGATCCCTGATTCTGCACCAGCGTCCGAGGTGACCGCTCAACTAATCGCGAAAGCCAAACAGATAGGCATCTCATGGCGCATCGGCGCAACCGAGCCCGGGGAAGATTTGGAAGATCAGGACGGGGCGGACCAAGACGAAGACGACGCCGAAGACGGCGCCTGAGTTGGCCGGGCATTGGCAGAAAGACGTTGGTTTCCGGGGCGGAGCTGTGCCCGGCCGGGCCGATTGAACGATTTTTGAAGGTATAATTCGACGAGTCGCGAAGACGCTGATGGGTCATTAGGCGTCCGAGAGGCGGCCAGCGAGCGAACGAAACACAAAAAGTCCCTTCGTGGACGGAGTAGTTTGACCACCGCCAGCAACCTCGAGGGCGCGTCAGTATAGCGTCCGAATGAGTCCGCAAGCGGTCCGAGCGAAACACGGTAGTAACACGGCCATCGCAGGCGGTCCCCAGAGGGCGATTCACGTCCGCGTAACAACAATTTAGCTACAGGAGAGTTATGGTAACATCCAATTTGGAAGAAACAGAATACGTCACTGCCGACTCAATCAAGTCGGTTGTCGCCGAAGCCGTCAAAGCCTCGATGCCCTCGCCGATCACCGCCGAGAAAATCGAGCAGATCGTCGCCGCCGCGCTCAAGAACGTGCGTCAACAGCGCAGCACCGACATCGAGTTTCCAATCGCCCACCGGGCCGGAAACCTGAGCGTCGCCCAAAAGCAGCTCCTCAACGTCTGCATGAAGAAGCCGCAGGACGACGGAATCCCCGAGAGCCTTCTCAATTCCGCCGATCAGCGCGGGCTCATCGAGGAACAGCGCATGGTCGAGCGTTTCGGCCGCAAGGACTTCACGGCCGGCGGTTCCGGCACCGGCCAAGAGTTGATGAACTTCAGCCTGTCGAGCGCGTTGCTGCAACGCCTCTACCTGGGCTCGCTGCTCGCGCAGCGCATGGCCGCGCAGGAAGTCCAAATGCCTACGAATCCATTTAAGTTGCCGCTCACTACTACCCGAGCGAGGTTCTACTCGGGCGTGGCTGAACTCACGGCCCCGACGGCCGGCGCAGTTGGTACGGCCCAGCCCGTGCTGACGGCCAGCAAGCTCATCGGCATGGTTCCGTTCTCCGATGAGGCCGACGAGGATTCGATCATCGCCGTCCTCCCGCTGCTGATGAAGCAGCTCGGCGACGCGGCTGCCGCTGCCTACGAGAACGCGCTGATCAACGGCGACACCGCGGGTACGCAAGACTCCGGTGGTTCCGCCGGCGACGATCTCCGGATCTTCGACGGTCTGCGCAAGCTGATCCTCGCGCAAGCGGCACTGAAGAAAGACCTGAGCACGGGTGGCATCTCCGCCACCAATGTCGGTGCGCTGCGGAAGTTGTTGGGGAAGTGGGGAACGGAACCATCGCAGCTCGTCATCCTCTGCGGCCCGATGGCCTACAACGATCTCGTGCTGCTGCCGGAAACCCTCACGGCTGAAAAAGCAGGCGGAAGAGACGCCGCCCGGATCTTCACTGGCCGTGCGCCGTCGCTGTTCGGCATCGATATCGTGCCGTCCGAAAAGATGCTGGAGAACTTGAACAACTCCGGCGTGTATGACGGATCGACCACGACGCAGGGTGCGATCATGCTGATCCACCTCCCGAGCTGGATTCCTGGAGCGCGGCGGGGCTTCCAAGTGGAGCAGTGGCGTGATCCTCGCGCTGGCGCGAATTACGTCATCGCCAGCTTCCGGCGTGCGTTCATCCCGATCGAAGCACTGACGAATTCGAAAGCCGGTGCGATCGGCTATCACTATGCCTCGTGAGATTCTGCCTGATACGGCCCGCTCCTTCCATGGGGCGGGCCAACCCTTTTTTCAATGAACTCCGCATTTCTCCGAATCAAAAAGTCGCCCCCGCTCCGCTTCAGAAAGCGCGTTCCGGCCGCTGTTGTTCCGTCGCCGTCGATCGCAGACGCGGGCAAGGCGTTGAACGATCTCGTGGGCAAAGCAGTGTTCTTCGCTTCCGGCGGCGAGCGCGTGGCCGGCAAGGTTGCTCGAGTCGAGGGCAAGGATCTCGTGGTGCAGCTCGCAGTGCCGTCGCGCGACGGTCTGCTGTTCGTCTCCGAGACCGAGATGACGGTGAAGGCCAGCGATCTCGACGTGACGAACGCGCTCATGCAGGATCGCAAGCTGAAGACCTTCGAGGCCGGCGCTGCATTGAGGCTGGCGGAGGACCGGAAGGCCGTGCCCATCCAAGCGGGCGGCGACAGCAAAGGCCCAATCGTCGATTACCGCGGGGTGACTATCGAGGGCTACGCTTCGACCTTTGGCGGACCGAATGATCGAGACCGCGGCGGCGACTACATCGCGCCCGGTGCTTGGGACAAGACGTTGCAGGAGTTCATGCGCAACCCGGTGCTTCTGACTGATCACGACAATTCCGTGGATGCTCTCGCCGGTAGCTGGGTGAAAGTCAGCGTAGACGGGAAGGGCCTGGCAGTGCGTGGCAGTATTTCCGATGCGCCGTCCATGTGTGATCTCCGCTTCAAGCTGGTCGAGGGGCACCTGAAGGGCCTGTCGATCGGCGGCGTGTGGTACTACTCCCAGGAGGACAAGGGTCTGATCGAAGAGATCGACCTGTACGAGATCAGCCTGGTGTGCGTGCCGATGAACGCCGAGACGCTGGCCTACACCCGCAGCCTGAATGAAGCGAGCTGCCGCAAGGCGTTCGCCCGGTACTGGAGGAACCACAAGAGCCTCCGTGATCCGAAAGATTTTCAGTCGAGTCCCAAACCACACCAATGAGCACCGCCACAATCACCCTCCTGCCAACCGAAACGAAACCCGCGAAGGTCCCGGCCAAGCGCGGGCGCAAACGCAGCTCGCTGCAACGTGCCCAGGATCTCGCCGAAATCGAGCGGCTCGCCCTGCAAAACGTCCCTCACTTGGAAATCGCGCGGCGGATCAACGCGCAGCGCAGATACACCCTTTCCCGACAGACGATCACGCACGATCTGGGGAAGCTGGCCGCCCGCTACGAAGCCACGGCCCTTGAAGGGGTCGGCGTGCAGCGTGCGCGGGCATTTCGCCGACTCGACCTCACCGAGTCCGAAGCCTGGCAAGCATGGGAAAAAAGCCAGAAATTGAAGGAGCCGAATTCGGGGTTTCTGCGCCTCGTCCTCGACTGCCACGATCGGCGCTGCAAACTCGCCGGCCTGGAGGCACCAAGTCGGGTTGAACTGTCCGGTGCGAACGGTGGCCCGATTGAGCTGCAGGCCGGACCGCTGACTGAGCCCCGGAAGCTGGAGATCCTCCGGCGTCACATCGCCCGCTTGGAGCAGGCAGAGGCAGCGAAGGCCCCGGCGTTGGCCACAGGTTGACCATGGGCACGTTGTCCACATTCCCAGGCGAGATCAGCGCCGACGCGGCCGTCCGCATGGCTGCGGAGTCCAGCCTCGTCACTTTTGCGGAGGCGATGAATCCGGCTTATAAGGCCGCGGAGGTTCACAAGCTGATTGCCTCGAAGTTGGAGGATTGCTTCGCGAAGAAGATAAAGCGGATTTGCATATCGATGCCGCCACGGACCGGCAAAAGTGAGCTTTGTTCGATCCTGTTCCCGGCATGGGCGCTCACGAAGAACCCGAAGCTGGAGATCATCACCGCCAGTTATTCATCCGAGTTATCGGAAGCGTTTTCCCAGAAGTGCAAGGGCGTGCTGACCTCCCGGGAATACCTTCAGCTCTTCCCTGAGATCATCCACCCGGACGCAAACAGGCAGAGATCGTGGGGTACTTTGGCAGGCGGAAGATTTTTCAGTACGGGTGTGGGAGGCGGATGCACCGGGCTCGGGGCGGATCTGCTCCTGATCGATGATGCGGTGAAGTCTCGCGCGGAGGCCGATTCTGAATCCATGCGTGAGCTGCTGTGGGGCTGGTTCGTCAGCACGGCCATGACGCGACTGTCACCCGATGGCGTGGCGATCGTCATCGGCACACGCTGGAATCGCGACGATCTGATTGGCCGCCTGACCTCACCCGACTACCAGCGCGAACTGGAGGACCTAGGATGCGGTGACTCGAAATGGGAGATTTTGAATTTGGAGGCGGTCTGTGAGAACCCGGAGACCGATCCACTGCACCGCAAAGCCGGCGCGGCCCTGTGGCCGGAAAAATGGCCCATCCCGCTTCTTTTACTGGCGAAGGCCAGCCTTGGAAGTAGGGAGTTTAGCGCCTTGTACCAAGGCCAGCCGACCGCCGCAGGTGGCAATGCGTGCGACGTGTCCAAGCTCCAGTATGTCGAAGCGGCAGACGTGCCGAAGGATTTGCGCACCGTCCGGGCATGGGATTTGGCGCTCGGAACCGCCATGCACCATGACTGGAGCGTCGGGGCAAAGGTCGGCGTCGACCACAAGACCGGCCTCACCTGGGTGCTGAACATCCACCGCGGCCGTCGCCGATGGCCGGAACAGAAAGCGCTAATCCTCGCCCTGGCAGAAGCAGAGCAAAACCCTCTGATCCCAGGTTCCGACATCCCGGGCGCCCCTCAAGCTCAGCCCGAAGTCTGGAAAATCGCCGTCGAGAGCGTGGCCGCTTTCAGCGTGTGCTACGAAGAACTGAAGACGGCGCTGCTCGGCAAGGTCAAGGTAGAGGGCGTCACGCCATCGGACTCAAAGGAGATCCGGGCTCAGCCGTTTTTGAACCAGATCGACGCGGGCAAGGTGTTCCTCGTGCGCGGCGCATGGAACGCCGATTTCATCAGCGAGCTGGAAGGCTTCCCGGCCGGCGCCCATGACGACCAGATCGACGCGGCTGCTGCGGCTTACACGCTCGCGAGCAAAAAGCCGGACCGACTCCTTATCGCATGACCCCTTCACTCTAACACTTGGGGGCGGGGTCTGTTCCGGGGAACGTTATTCACTCACCGGTTCTCTCCCTCGCCCCTGTTTCAGCGTTCGTTACCGGGCTGGCGTTTTCTCTCATGGGTTTGCGCCAGCCCCTTTCGGGGCGCCGGCTGTTTTCCTCCTGGCGGGGTTGCAGCCGGCGCTTTGCTTTCCGCGGTCGAGGTCCGGCTGGACAGCGGCGTCGAGACGATCAAGATCCGGCCATGCCCACCCCGGCCCGCCCGAAGCTTTTCACCGCCGCGCTTGCGAACCTGATGCAGGAGCACGGCGTCAACCAAGTGGAGCTGGGCGAGCGCACCGGCATCGCGGTCTCGCGGGTCAACACCTACCTGTACGGCAATTACCGCACGATCAAGCCCGCGCACGTTGCAGCGATGGCCGCAGCCTTCGGCGGAACGTCTGGCTCGGCGTTGGTCGAGGCGCACCTGTACGATTCGATCTCGCCGAAGTGCCGCGATCTGATCGAGATCAAGTACCCCGGCCAGAAGACCGGCAAGTGGGTCATCCCGGTGGCGGGTCTGCCCCAGGAGTTCGCCGGCCGGTGGGAAGACTTCTACCGCCTGTGCGCGTCAAGTGCCTCAGTCCGGGAACGAACAAGTGAATGGCTCCGGCTGATGCAGGAGACCAAGGACGCGAAGGGCTGACACGGCCGGCACGGCCGAAGGACGAGGGGCACCGGGTTGCGGTGCAGTCATCGCGACGTTGGAACTGGCCTCCAGCACGCGGACAGTGTTTGGGATTGTAGTAGAAGCTCCGGGTTGTAGAATCTCCGAATTGCCGCCCAGCCCACCAAAGCAATGCCAATCCCAGATCCCTCTGCACCTCAAACGTTGCGCCTGATTCAGCGAATCTCGCCGAATGAGCGACCGTTCCGGGTTGAGATCCAGCCTGTTGAGTGGGCAAGGGAACTCTACTGCACAGAGACCGTACCGCGGCTAGTTCGCGAGAACGGCGGGGAATGCGTTCTTGGCTGGGCTTTGTGGATATGGCCAAACGTTTTGATTGAAGGCGAGTTCCACGCTGTCTGGAGGAAGCCGGATGGCACATTCGTCGACCCCACACCGCGAAAGGACGGTGAACCAGTGGTGCTCTTCCTCCCCGATCCAGCAGCAGTGATCGACAGGTGGCAGAAAGACAATGTGCGTATGCCGCTGCAGCATCGTCGCGAGATCCTTGATTTCATCGAGATCGAAGAGCGCATCCACCGCGAGACGAACCGCGGCTCCGAAGCGCAATCCAGTGAATTCACGGTCACGCCACTCTTTGAACACCTAAAGGACGAAGAGCGCAGAATATTTCAACGGCTGGTAAGGCGTTTCGGGCCACCGCCTGAGCCCTGATCCGCCAGCCCACCGCCACAACAGCCCGGGCAGTCGGGCGCACAGGCCATCGGCCAACCGCCAAAGGCCACGCATTTCGCCCAGGCTCGTTTGGCACGTGCCGTCTATCGCGCCGCTGCCAGATCGCCACGCCACGGCCAAAAGACAGGCGGCACGCCCCTGCCACGAGGTCACCAAGACCATCGAACCAGACGCCGAGAGGTTGGCTCAGGGGTTGGCAGCAAGGCCCAGAAGTAGGCGGAAAGGGCAGCCCTCTGCGCCTGCCCTCGCCTCGGTTCAATGTTGCTGAGTTGTTGCATGGATAAAACGCTTTTCGTGCGTTTTAGTGCGGTTCCGTGCGGCTCTCTTCATAGGAGAGATTCTACTTCACAGGTAGCTTTTGAGGTTTCGAAGACCGATGCTCTATCCATTGAGCTACCGCCCCTATTACCAGTTCACTACATACTTACAATGATACGA